GTGCCACGGCAACACCGAGGGCGCGGCAACGCGAGGCGCTGGCGCGGCGGTCACGACGCCCGTGCCGACGTTGAGCACGATCGGCTCCGGCTCATTCATGGACAAGCAAGATCGCAGGCTTTCGGCCGCCTTGCCAAACGGCAGGCCGTTGGAATACATGACCAGATCAATCGCGGTCATGCCGTAATTGCCGCCCCAATCCCGGATACCGTTGGGATCAATCCCGACGTTCGGGTTCTGTGCTTGGCGCCACGTGGCCACGCACCGCCACCCGTTACGCTCTTTGCGCGCGGACGGCACGATCTTGGGCACCCATTCGTCCAGGCGGTCAAGCGCCTGCCGGTTCAGGTCTTTGAAGTATTGCGCCTGAATGGATAGGTCCGTGTTGATCTTGCCCTCATCCCGGTGCGCGGGCGCCTTGCGCTGGTACTTCCGGTCCGCCTCGGTCTGGTAAGGGATCAATACCCGCTCTACCTGCTCGACAAAATCGTCGGGCAGCTTGGGCAGGTCCGTGACGTTGACAATGGTGTCGAGCGCATCGGGCGTGATCCAAACATATGAACACCCGGAGGGATGCCCGGTCGGTGGTACCAAGGTCTGCCGCCCGTCGGACAGAATGTCCAGCACGCGCACCCCGTTAACGTCGAACGAGCGCGACTTCTCGCCGTTGTACAAGAAAAACCGCAGCCACCCCTTTTCGCCCTTCTTGGCCACGGGGCTCCATGGGATCAGGTTCGTGAGGGCGTCACTACCGTTGGGGAGGTCGTAATCCTTGTCGATGCCCACGAGCTTGGAAAGCTCCCCGAGCACCACGCCGATACCTGCATCGGGCCACCCGGACCAAATCTCCAACTCAAGTTCAGTGGGCAACCGACTGCCGAACCGGGTCCAGTCCGACATTCCCTCCCAGCCTCGGTGCTCTGACCACTGGCCCGGCCGTTTGGTCCCGGGCGCGATGGGCACCACGCTGATACCACGCTCAATAAACTTCCAAGCGAACTCGGAAAAGACGGATTCTTTTCGTGCTGCCAACTCACAACCCCCATGATTCGTGACCACTCCGGCGCCAGACTCCTTAATCGTCGGAGTCCCGCGGGTCACGTGCTATTGCCATCAGCGCCATGCAAAACATGCCAAGAAACCCACCGACAAAGAACGCCACCAAGATCGCGATCATTGGATGCTTTCTGCGTTAGGACACACCATATCGGGCCGCACTATCTCCAACGGCAGCCCAGCCATGACGGCTATGGTCCTGGCGTGCTTCGCCGGGACGCGCCGCCCCCACTTCGCAACCGCTTGAATCGTTACGCCACAAGCCCTGGCCACGGCCGCCTTGCCGCCGGCCACGCCGATAATTCCCTCTACCGTGAACCCTAACGGGCTTTGATTGTCTTTCATGATGCCGTCAAAGGTGAGAAAAACTAAACCTATTCTACGGCTAAAAACTTCACCGTGTTAGCTTTTTCTCATGTAGCATGGCCGAGTTGATCGACCAACCGACCGACCGAGCGCACAATGAAAAGCATCCTGGCACAACGCCTGCGGGCAGCACGTCAGGCAATTTTTCCCGCCATCACGCAACGTGATGTTGCAAAAAAACTACACCGCAGTCCGAGCGCGATCAATCTTTGGGAGGCCGGCAAAACTCAGCCGAGCGCCGAGGATTTAGCGGAGCTGTCCCGGTGGTTTGAGGTGAGTGCAGATTGGTTGCTGGGCGTGGACACTGCCCATGTGGCCACCCGCAAGGGCGCAATCGGGCCGCCAATCTTTACCGTTCCTGTCGTTGAGGCGTCCGCCTTGCTGCGCTGGCGCTGGGATTCCGTCATGGAACTGCTGCAAACCTCTGTTTCGTACCCGCGCAACACGGCCGCGGGCCTGCTGGTATCAAGCGACGCCCTCACCTCGACCTGCCCGACCGGGTGCTATGCGGTCATATCCAAGGCAGAGAGCGCCCGCCCAGGCCAGATTGTGTTGGCCGCAGTGTCGCGGGCCGGTGAGCCGGTGCTGCGCAAGTACGTCCGCGAAGGCCCTGATGAGTTGCTTGTTGCCGACGACACGCGATACCCGTCGTATCGCTTGCGCGATGGCATCAAGATCATCGGGCGAGTGACCGAAACCACGGTCCGCAAAAAACTTTGATTGGTGTTGTTGTTTTTGTCGTTCACAAAAGGTTGAGTTTTCCTCACTTGTCGATTACGATGCAACCCTCCTGATGGAGCACACGAAAGGACTGAGCGATGGAAGTTAAGGAGTTGGCCGAGGCGCTGTTGCGCGCCAAGGCTGTTGAGCGCAAGGCAAACGCCGAGCGCATTGCGGCCGAGGAAGCGCTAATTGCGGCCTTGGGCAAGCGCGATGAGGGTTCCAAGACCCACACCATTGACGGCTACAAGGTCACGATCACCGGCAAGGTGTCGCGCAAGATGGACTGGAAGGCATGGGCCGAGATTGAGCAATCAATCCCGGTGCACCTGCGCCCGGTCAAGATGAAACCGGAGTTGGACGAGAAGGGCGTTAAGTACCTTCAGGCCAACGAGCCCGAGATATACAAGCTGCTGCCCCTGTCGGTGTCCCCGGCCAAGACGGCGGTGGATGTTGAAATCACAGACAAAGCCTAACAGGGAGGGCTTAACACAATGGCATCGGCATCAATCACTATCACCGACGACGGGTCTACCGGACAGGTCACGGTATCCGCAGACTTTGGCGACAAGCTTGACGAGACAAGCCAAGCGCACGCCATGATTTACCAGTTGCTGTCCGGTGTGCTGGGCGCGGCTAAGACCTACCAAGCGGTAGAGGACACCGCGGGCGACCTTGATGGCAAGCCGGCGGAGCCATCCAAAATCTTAATTGTGTGAACGAAGGAGCGAACGAATGGCATTTGATCTATCAAGCATCACCCGCGGCAAACGTTTGCGGGCACCCAAGATCGTGATTTACGGTCCGCCCAAGATTGGCAAGTCAACCTTTGCCGCTGCGGCACCAAACGCCGTGGGCATCTTGACCGAGGAAGGTTTGGACAACATCGACGTTGCCGCCTTCCCCGTGGCCAAGACCTACGAGGACATTCATGCGGCCATTGCGACCCTGCGAAACGATCAGCACGAGTTCCAAACCGTGTTTGTTGATTCGCTGGACTGGCTGGAGCCGCTGATTCTGGCCAAGGTGTGCCGCGACAACAACGTCGATAACGTGGAGAAAATCGGCTACGGGAAAGGCTACATCATGGCCGATGACCTGTGGCGCAAGACGTTTGAGGCGCTTGACGGTTTGCGCGACCACCGGGGCATGTCGGTTGTCTGTATTGCGCACGAGCAGATCAACAAGGTTCGCAACCCGACGCTGGCCGAGGACTACGATGCGTACAGCTTGAAATTGAACAAGCGCGCCGTGGCCATCATCAGCGAGTGGGCGGACGTTATTGGGTTCTGTGCGCACGAAGTGATGACCCGGCAGGTTGACTCCGGTTTCAACAACAAGGAAACCAAGGCAATCACCACCGGCCAGCGCAAGTTGCACGTCAACCCGCACCCGGCTTACGTGGCCGGCAACCGCTACGGTATGGCCGATACCGCCCTGAACTGGCCCGCGTTTCAGGCGGGACTGACCGCGGCCATGTCTGCGCCCACGAAGTAAAGTTTTTCTCACACTAACGACGAAAGGACATAAAAAATGGTTGATCTATCTGGCTTTGACGCCTCGCAAGTCCCTGAGCAACAAGACTTCAGCCCTCTGCCCGAAGGCAAGTACCTTGCCATCATTACCGCCTCGGAGGAAAAGGTCACAAAGCGCGGCGACGCGAAATACCTGCAATTCACGCTTGAGGTCATTGACGGCCCCCAGAAGAATCGCAAGGTCTGGGCGCGGTTGAATCTGTGGCACCCAAACAAAACCACGGTTGACATCGCACAGCGCGAACTAGGCGCCATGTGCCGCGCGATTGGGATGAACAAGCCTGGGAACTCATTGGCAATGCACAACAAGCCGATGCTTATCACGGTGGGCGTTGAAATTGACGACCGCAACCGCGAGAACAACGTGATTAAGAAGTACGAGGAGGCCAGCGTCGGGACTCAGAACGGCGGCGGTGCGCCCGCGTTTGCCCAGCCCGCCCCGGCCGCTGCGGCCGCCGCCACGCCACCCTGGCAGCGATAAGGGAGCACGAGCATGACCGATTCAACCTTTAGGCTCACCGATGCGGACATTGACGCCCTCATTTATGAGGAGGCGTATCACGTGTTTCCTGGCACGACCGTTACCGTGTGCTGCCTTACGACCAAGAACGGATTTAGCGTGGTCGGTGAAAGCGCGTGCTTGAGCCTTAACAATTTTGACCGAGAGATTGGCCAAAACATCGCCCGGAATAACGCCCGCGAGAAATTGTGGGCGCTCGAAGGGTATGCAGTGAAAACGATTAGGAACCAGAAATGAGCCCAAACCAAGTACCAATTCAGTACACCCTCAACATTGACCAAGTGAATCTGATCTTGTCGGCCTTGGGCAAGATGCCTTACGAGCAAGTGGCGGAGTTCGTCAATGCTCTGCGCGGCGTGGCCCTTAAGGCTTTGCAGGAGGCCGAGGAAGCGGCCAAGAACGCAGCCGTCGAGGTTGTTGAAGCCGAGTAACGGTAGCTGGCAACGCGGGGCCCTCCACCCGTGTGATCGCGTTAAACCCTAACGTGTGCCGAATGGGTGACTTTGCTGGTGGGAAAGAAACCAGCACCAACAAGAAAGGTCGCGCGAGTCGGGGTGTCTTTTCTTGTTGGGATCAAACACGGAGCGAGCGATGGACTACGGTAAGGAAATAGCGCGAATGCTGGAGCACCTGGACGACAACAGGACGCCTGACGAATTGACGTACTTCATGCGCTGCATGTCGTTCGCCATCGCCCAGGCCAGCGTCTATGTGAACACCATGGACATGCAAGACAAGTTGCTTGGCCACGTGTTTGAGGCGTGCCGGTCGGAGGCGAAGGCCGCCTTTTGCGAAACGCACGGCATGGACGGAGCCCAGTATCTTCAGCACTGCTTCAAGCCGGAGAAGTTTAATGGTTGATATCTCAGCCTTCTTCGACCCGATTGTCGAGGCCGTTTACGAGCACTACGAAAAGCGCAACGATTCCGAGGAACCCCGCGGCTACCTGGGCGGCTCGATCATTGGCAAAGAGTGCAAGCGGGCAATCTGGTACGACTTCAGGATGGCCACGCGCAAGCGGTTCTCCGGCCGGATGATGCGCTTGTTCGAAACCGGGCACCTTGCCGAAGCGCGGTTCATAAAGAACCTGCGCGATATCGGGTGCCAAGTGTGGGACTGCGACCCGGCTACTGGCAAACAGTTTTCTTACAAGGACGTGTTTGGCCACATGTCTGGGCACCTGGACGGGGTGGGCAAGTACATCCCCACCGGGGGCAGGACCCCTCACCTGCTTGAGTTTAAGACGCACTCGGCCAAGTCGTTCAAGGAACTCAAGGAGAAGGGCGTCAAGCTCGCAAAGCCCCAGCACTACGCGCAAATGATGGTGTACTGCGGATGGGCCGACCTCACCCGCGCCCTGTACATGGCCGTCAACAAGGATACCGACGAGCTGTACGCGGAGCGCTTGCACTTCGACCCCGTAGTCTTTCATCAATTGATTGCCAAGGCCGAGGAAGTCATTTTCTCGGAGAAGCCCCCGGCCAAGATCAGCGAAGATCCGAAGTTCTTCGTATGCAACATGTGCGACCACAAAGACGTGTGCCACAACCACAAGGTTCCGGCCATGTCGTGCCGCACATGCGTCCACGCAACGCCCGAGCGCACCGGCGATGCCCGCTGGTCCTGCGCCAAGGATGCCGACAAGAACATCAGTTCAATACCGATCCACGTTCAGCGCGTGGGGTGCAAGCACCACCTGCCCCTGCCGTTCCTGCTGACCTACGCCGAGCCCATCGACGCCGGCCAGGACTGGGTTGAGTTCAAGCGCAAGGACACCGGCGCCACGTTCATCGTGCTGTCCAGTGCGGCCGAGCACCCCAGCCACAAGCCGCCGGGGTTCATTTACAACAGCCATGAAATCAGCGCAGCGACCGATCACAAGGCCATCTGCAATCAAGAGATTGAGGCTTTCCGTACCACCTTTGGCG